GCCGACATCCTGGACGGCGGCAAGGTCGATATGTCGCTCAAGCTGCCACTCACCGAGCGAGTCATTGTCAAGCGCCTGGATGACGGCAGTCTCGACATCAGCCACCCTGAAGAGCCGGACTTCGAGCTGTGACCGACAACCTTCACGCCCTGGAAGAGTGGGCCGGCCTGCTGCTCGCCAAGCTCTCCCCGGGCGAGCGGCGCAAACTCGGTAACACCATCGGCCGAGACCTGCGTCGCAACCAGCAAAAGCGCATCGCATCCCAGCGCAATCCGGACGGCACAGCCTATGCGGCTCGCAAGCCCCGCCAGCTGCGCAATAAGGCCGGCCGCATCAAGCGCCAGATGTTCGCCCGTTTGCGCCAGGCGAAGTACCTGCGCCTGCAGAGCACCCCCAATACCATCGCCATCGCCTTCGCCGGTCGCGTATCCCGCATTGCCCGCGTCCACCAATACGGCCTTCGCGACCGCCCCGCACGCGGCCAGGATGACGTGCAATACGACCGCCGCGAGCTGCTCGGCTTCACCGAAGACGACTTCGAAATGATCCGCGACCGCCTCTTGACCCATCTCACTGCCTAACCTTGCGCTGTAGCGCGCCCCGCTACAGCTAGCACCAAGTGCACCCCGCGCGCGCGAGCTGCAGCATCAGCGGCATGAACCAACTCGCCGAACTTGCCCGACTTATCGAAAACCTCGTCCGCCTTGGCACCGTTGCCGAGGTGCAAGTCCAGCCGCCCCGAGTGCGCGTGAATACCGGCAACATCACCACCACCTGGTTACCCTGGCTGGCCCTGCGCGCAGGCACCTCAAAGGAATGGGACCCGCCCACCGTCGGCGAGCAAGTCGTCTTGCTCAGCCCATCCGGCGTGCTCGCCCAGGGCGTCGCCCTGGGCGGTCTGTTCAGTGACGCAAACCCGGCCAACGGCGACCGCGAGGGCCTGCACCGCCGCACCTACCCAGACGGGGCTGTTGTCGAGTACGACTTCGTTGCGCACGTACTCCAGGCCACCCTGCCCGAAGGCGGCGTCACTCACCTGTTCAGCACCGGCGGAATCAATATCGAAGGCCCTATCACCCACAACGGTGACTACACGCAGACCGGCAACCAGCACGTCACCGGCACCGTCAACGTCAGCGAGGACGTCATCGCAGCCGACATCAGTCTGCGCAACCACCGCACCAAGGGTGTCACCAGAGGCACCGCCGTTTCGGACGGGCCAACCCCATGATCGGCATGAGCGCCAAGACCGGGCGTACCCTCAGCGACCGCCAGCACCTGGCCCAGGCCATCGCGGACATCGTTACCACGCCCCTTGGCAGCCGCATCATGCGCCGAGAGTACGGCAGCCCGATGGCCGATCTAATGGACTGGCCGCTCAATAGCGCAACCCGCCTGCAAGCATATGCCGCCATAGTCATGGCCCTCATGCGTTGGGAGCCACGCATCCGACTCAGCCGCGTGCAACTCACCCCGACCGACACCCCTGGCGGCGCCGTGCTGGACATCGAGGGCACCGTCACCGACACCAATGAACAGCTCAGCCTGCGCGTACCGTTGGCATTGGGGGCAGCCTTATGAACACCTTTACGCCGATTAATCTGGCTCAACTTCCAGACCCTGACGTTGTTGAGCAGATCGACTACGAACAGATCCTCGCAGAGCGAAAGGCCTACGCCGTCAGCCTGTGGCCCGCTGAGCAGCAGGCCGAGGTCGCGGCAACTCTCGCGCTTGAGTCCGAACCCTTGACCAAACTGGTTGAAGAGAACGCCTACCGCGAAACCGTCTGGCGTCAACGCGTGAATGAGGCGTGCCTGGCCAATCTACTGGCCAAGGCAAAAGGCAAAGACCTGGAACAGTTGGCCGCCAACGTCAATGTACAGAGGCTTGTTGTAACCCCAGCCAATCCCGCCGCGGTTCCACCAGTGGCGGCGGTGATGGAGTCGGACGAAAGCCTGCGTGAGCGCGCCCAGATGGCGTGGGAGGGACTGTCCACCGCTGGCCCGCGTAACAGCTACATCCTTCACGCTCGAAGCGCTGATGGCCGAGTCGCCGATGCTTCCGCAGAGAGTCCTTCCCCCGCCGTGGTAGTCGTCACCGTGCAGTCCCTCCTGGGCAACGGAGCCGCCTCGCAGGAGCTGCTCGATATCGTCGATAACTACCTGAGCGACGATGACCGGCGCCCTGTGGCTGACCGGCTGACGGTGCAATCGGCGGAGGTCCTGCCCTACACAATCAACGCCGTGCTCTTCCTGGCCACCACCGGGCCCGAGGCCGAACCCATTCGCGCGGCTGCCGAAGCCAAGCTGGCAGCGTTCGTTGCACAACGGCGACGGCTAGGGGTCGAGATCTCCGAATCCGCCGTCCATGCCGCTTTGCACGTCGAAGGCGTGCGCAAGGTGGTACTCAACGGTTGGGTAGACCTCGCTCCTACCACAGCGCAGGCTTCTTACTGCACAGGCATATCGGTCATTGTCGGGGGCCTGTTATGAGCTCGCTGCTACCAACCAACGCCGCCCAGCTTGAACAGCTAACGGCAAAAGCGATGGCCTGCATTGAGCGTGTTCCCATCCCGATCCGCGACTTGATCAATCCAGATCGGTGCCCCGTCGATTTGCTGCCCTACCTCGCGTGGGCATTTTCCGTCGACCGCTGGGATGCCAACTGGTCTGAAGCGACCAAGCGTCAGGTCATCAGGACCTCGTACTACGTTCACTCGCGCAAAGGCACCATCGGCGCCCTGCGGCGCGTCGTCGAGCCGCTGGGCTATCTGATCGAAGTGATTGAGTGGTGGCAGACGGTACCTGAAGGGGTGCCGGGCACCTTCGCTCTCAAGGTGGGGGTCCTCGATACCGGCATCACCGAAGAGATGTACCAGGAACTGACATGGTTGATCGAGGACGCCAAGCCCCGGAGCCGTCATTTGACTGGCCTGGCCATCAGCCTTGAAACCTCTGGCGGCTTCCACCTGGCGGCAGCAATACATGAAGGCGATGAAATCGATGTTTACCCACCGGAGCCCCGAGACATCGTAGTGTCGGGAGTTATCGGTCGTGGTGGGCGTGACCACACAATCGACACTCTGGAAATTTACCCATGATCGACCAGACCTCACAGTTTTTTGCCATTCTGACCAACGTCGGAGTCGCCAAACAGGCCAACGCTGATGCCCTGGGCATCCCCTGGAAGATTACGCAGATGGGCGTAGGGGATGCCAATGGTGCTGATCCGATTCCCGCAGCCACGCAAACCGCTTTGATCAATGAACGGCGTCGCGCTCCGCTGAACCAGCTCAAAGTTGATCCCGCAAACAGCGCCGTCATCATCGCCGAGCAGGTGATTCCGGCCGAGGTCGGTGGGTGGTGGATCCGGGAAATAGGACTGTACGACGCCGACAACGATCTCGTCGCCATTGCCAACTGCGCGCCATCGTTCAAACCATTGCTCACGCAGGGATCTGGCCGCACGCAAGTTGTGCGTATGAACCTGGTTGTGAGCAACAGTGCCAGTGTTGAACTCAAGATCGATCCGAGCGTAGTGCTGGCAACTCGGGCATATGTGGATCAAAAGATCCTGGAAGAGCTGAACAAGCAGGACTTCAAGTTTTCCGTGTACGTGGCCACCACCGGTGCAATTGCGCTGGCCGGCCTGCAGGTGATCGACGGCGAAGCACTGGCTGACGGGGCTCGCGTACTGGTGAAGAACCAGGCTCTGGCGAAGGAGAACGGAATTTATGTCGCGGCCGCAGGTGCCTGGGTACGAGCTCAGGATGCCGACATCAGCATGGAAGTAACCCCGGGACTTCTGGTTCATGTCGAGCGTGGTGCAACACTCGGCGACAGCATCTGGCAACTGGTGACCAATGGACCAATCGTGCTGGGGGCCACCGACCTGCTGTTCGAGATGGCGGCTGGACGCACCGGTGTGACCGTTGGCACTTACACCAGTGTCACGGTCGACAAATACGGACGCGTGGTTGCGGCCACTAACCCCACAACTTTGGGTGGCTATGGCATCGCGTTGCCGACGCAGCTTCAGGCGGAAACCGGCACCGATAACACTCTCCCCATGACACCGCTGCGGGTATTTCAGGCCATTGCCAAGGTGGTGGGGCAGGCGACTGAAGCGCTGTTTGGCTGGGCCAAGGTTGCGACGCAGACACAAACCAACTCTGGCGTCGACGACACCACCATGATCACGCCAAAGAAATTTTCGGCGGGGATTGCGGCCCTGGTGATCCAGGCGACTGAAGTCATCACCGGTATCGCAAAGATCGCCACGCAGAGCCAGGTGAACGCGGGGACTGACGATCAGACCATTGTGACGCCGAAGAAGATGCGTCTTGGCTTTGCTATTTCACTTAGCACGAACGGGTACGTGTTCTTTCCGAGCTGGATGCTTGGGCTGACCATCCAGTGGGGAGTCGTCAACGGTGTTCCGGTTGCCGGCACATCAGTCGGTGCTGTAGGCCCGATTTTGGATACGTTGTTTCCCATGGCATTCCCGACCAATGCTCTTCGAATTTTTTGCTCGATGGACTACACGACCATGTCGACGAGCTCCGCCTACACCGCAGGCGCCACGATTCAATCTCGGTCAGTTTTCCGCGTTCAAAACAACTACACAGCCTCAGCCGGGAATATCTCCTGGTGGGCAATCGGCTACTGAGGTAGATCAATGACCATTTACTACTGCGATTCAGAGAAAGCCTTTTACAACACCGCTATGCACGCACCTGGTCAAATCCCGGTGGATGCAATCGAAATATCGAAGGCCCTGTATGAAACTCTGCGCGATGGCCAATCGGGCTTGAAACGTATAGGACTGGATGCCAACGGTGTCCCCGCCCTGCTGGATGTAGTCTTGCCCCCTATCGACTACCTCGCGCTGACTGCCAATAAACGTTACGAGCGTGAAACAGCAGGGATCGTTCTCAATGGCATGAACATTGATACCGGCCGCGATAGCCAGGGTCTGATTACCGGCGCAGTCGTTCAGGCGATGCTCGACCCAAGCTACACCCTCAACTGGAAAACTCCCGTGGGGTTCGTGCAATTGTCGGCCGTGCAAATCATCGGAATAGCCACCGCAGTCCGGGCTCACGTTCAGGCCTGCTTTGATCGCGAAGCGGCGTTGTTGGCTGCTATCCAAAACGGATCTTTTATACCCGAGATGCTGGCCGAGGGATGGCCTGCATGAGCAAGTTCCTGACATCCCTAAAAACGGAACAGTTGGAAAAGCGCAGCCATACCCTTTTGGCGGACCTGGTCTATCAGGACGACGACGTAGGCTTAATCACGGTGCCGGCAGGTTTCCAAACAGACTTCGCAAGCATCTCGGTGCTGCACAACGCACTCCTGTTCGTCCTGTACGCGCTGGTAGCGGGCTATGGCAACTACGCTGCGACAGTTCATGACCTGCTCTATACGACTGGTCAACTCAGCCGCCAGCAAAGCGATGAGGTGCTGTATCGAGCGCTACGGGCAGAGGGCGTGGCCAAGTGGCGTGCCTGGTTGTTCTGGGTCGGAGTACGCATCGGCGGCGGCAAGCGCTACAAGTCCCCCGCCTGACCCCTACCACCCTTAACCTCATATCCTGAGAGTCCCCGCGCTCGCCATCGGCAACAACGCTATCTGATTGCCCGCTACCAGGAACAAGCCCCGCGAGTCGGGGCTTTTTCCTGCGCGTCCTGTAGCGAGACCCGCTACACCGCCCGCCGCTCGCCCCGCTTGCGCGCGCGCGTCACCCTCAAGGCTCACTGAAACGGCATTACGCCCACCAGGAGCAGCCCAATGGCTACCGACTACCATCACGGCGTTCGCGTCCTCGAAATCAACGAGGGCACTCGCCCCATCCGCACTATCGCTACCGCCGTGGTGGGCATGGTCTGCACCGGCAGCGACGCCGACGC